ACTGCAAGAAGGTATATCAATTACACCTCCAGTAAAAAAATTACAATCTTTAATTTACTTATACATGCCGGACACACTGGCTGCATCTTATAATGCAACATATAGTGATGTTGATTTGAGGGATGCTTTAGGAGAAGCAGTTAACACATTGAGGTCAATTGACCAACTTGCTAATCCAGCCGTAGATATTTTGTCTGGTGCCGGAAGTTTAAGTGTGAAAGCAAAACAAGCACAAGGTGTTGCTTCAACAGACCCAAATGCAATTGGTTTAGCTGTCAAATTGGGAACAGCAATCTCTGGTGCAAAATTTGGAACAGGTGGAGACCTTGGTAGCGTTTTACTACAAGGACAAGGATTAGCAATTAACCCACAAGTTCAAATGGTCTACAAGGGACTTCCACTAAGGTCTTTTCAACTATCTTTCACATTCACACCAAAGTCACAGCAAGAAGCAAAAACGATAGATGAAATCGTTTATACATTTAAGAAATGGGCTGCACCATCATTAACTAACGGTGCAGCCGCATCAAGCCAAAGTATGTATTTGATTCCTCCAGCATTGTTTCAAGTTCAATTCAAAATAAAAGGTGCTGAAAATTTCTATCTTCCAAAATATGCGGATTGTGTATTGGAGAACATTGATGTGAACTATGCACCGAATGGTTTTGCAGCACACACTGATGGTGCACCAGTTCAAACAACTTTAAATTTACAATTCAAAGAGCTTGAAATTGTTGATAGAGGTCGTTTACAAAAGGGCTTTCAGAATATTAATGATCCTCAAGGACTGAGATAATGAAATATTTTCAAAGTTTTCCTCTTGTTGCTTCAACCGACTATAACGGCAATCAAGTTGCACTTACAAATTTGATGTTGAGGTCGGAAGTTGTTCCCACTTTGTTGAACAACCCTTTGTTATTCTATACATATGACATTCAAGATGGTGATACACCAGAATCTATTGCTAACAAGTATTATGGTGATCCATATCGCTATTGGATTGTATTGTATTCAAACCAAATCATTGACCCACAATGGCAATGGCCAATGGGTCCAAACTTGTTCAACGACTATATCATTGACAAATATACTGAAGCCACAGCAAACACATTAAACATTGCTGTTGCAAATGTCACATCAACACAAGTTTTTGCATACACACAAAGCACAATACAAGATTACATATTGACGTTGACAACATATGAAAGTGCTTCATCAAATACAACCATAACAAATTATACAATTGATGCGGCAGCATACGCAAATGTTAATGTTCTTATTAGTCAGAATCCTGGTACTCCTGTTTACTTCCCCAATGGAAACTTTGTAACCAAGACTTACTCAGCTTCAACACAATCAATCTATGATTATGAAATTCAACAGAATGAAGCAAATAGAACCATCAATTTGGTCAATTCAATTTATGTTCCACAATTTGAACAACAATTCAAATCATTGATGAGTAAATAATGGCAGATACACCAGGTTTAACTAAGACGGGTATAATTTACCCAAATGACTATACAATAATCAACTTAACATTGTTGACTTCTGTTAGCACATTTGATGTTAAGAATATTTTAATTGAACTATCGTACAATGAAGACATTTTCAATAACACAGCATCTGGTTATTTGATGTTGGTTGATGCAACAGGTTACATTGAAAAGTTGCACATGAATGGTAATGAATTCATTCGTATGACTTTTGGTAAAGCAGACGACAGCACCAATATCGTTGACAAGATTTTCCGTGTGTTTAAGGTAGCAAAAAGAATACCTGAAAATGATGGTAACACAGAAACATATTCTCTCTACTTCTGTTCTGAAGAATTGTTGCTATCAGAACAATATAAGGTCAGTAAGTCTTATAGAAGTAAAGATATTGCATCTAATGTTGTTGACATTCTAAAAACTTACTTACAAGTTCCAACCAATAAGATTGCAAGCATTGAGCAGACTTATGGTGTTTACGACTTCTTAATTCCAAACATCAAACCATTTGACGCAATCAATTGGATGTCAACATATGCAAGACCTGCAAATAATCCAGGTGCCGATATGTTGTTGTATGAAGATAAGTTTGGTTACAATTATCGTTCTTTACAATCTTTGTTTAAACAACAAGTGTATAATGCATACAGTTTCAATCCAAAGAATATTAATCAAAGGGTTCAAACAAACACACAACAAATTTACAATGTATTGACATATGAAATTATGGATTCATATGATTCACTTGGTGCAATCAATTCTGGTGTGTATGCAAACCAATTGTTGTCAGTTGACCCTTTGCTAAGAAGATACAAGGTAACTAACTTTGATTATGGTTCTTACTCAAACAAAGCAAGTAAATTGAATGAGTATCCAATCACCAACAATTTCGCCAACCGAAAAGGTGATGGTTTGAATCAGACACCACAGGCTGTTTATAAGTTGGTGTTCTCAAACTACAATCAAAACGATTCAAGTTACATCAAGAGCCATCCAGGTTCGGTAGCACACGATATTTTTGCCGAAACATATATTCCATACAGAACCGCACAGTTGCCTCTACTCAACTATACAAGAGTTAAAATAACTGTTCCAGGTGACCCTGGATTAACGGTGGGTCGTGTAGTGAAATTCAATTTACTATCTAAAGACCCAAATAAAAAAGAACCAGATGATTTCTATTCTGGTAACTATTTAATTACAGCAGTAAGACATATGTTGACCGTGCACCAATATAGAACTATATTAGAATTGGCTAAAGAAAGTACCACAAATCAATACTCTGCGGTTAGCACAGGTTCTTCATTGTGGAACAATACCGTGAAAGGAATTACATAATGAAAATGGTAAACAATTTTGCAGGTCTTAATGGCTTTGTCTGGTGGGTTGGTGTTGTTGAAAACCGCAAGGATCCATTAGAGGTGGGTCGTTGCCAAGTTAGAATTTTTGGTTGGCACACAGATAACAAACAACTAATACCAACAGCCGATTTACCTTGGTGTATGCCCTTGTATCCACTAAATCGTTCTAAAGACTTTTCAACACCAAGAGAAGGTGATTACATTGTTGGTTTCTTCTTTGATGGTGAATCTGGACAATTCCCTATCATGATGGGTGTTTTACCGGGTATTCAAGGTGCGGTTGCATCTGGAGATTCTGGTTTCCAAGACCCAAGAACTGCGGCAGAAATTGCGGCAGCACCTAAAGTTCCTGCTGGTCAAACACAATACACACCAGGACAACCAACGATTGCACCATTGGCTAGAGGTGAAATTGCAAACTCAGCAATCTCAGCAACTAATTCTACAAGAAGTGCGGTGCAAGACATTACAACACCAATCAAAGCATCATTGGCTGCCGCAAAACTACAAGCAATGTATTTTGTGCAAGAGATTCGTTTGGCTAAAGATGCAATTATTGCTGCATTTAGTGCTCCAGGTACAGGTATTGGCAACTTAGCACAGACAGAACCTATACAAATTGCAAACAAACTTAAAGCATATGCACAAGAAGCACAGGCAGCAATTACTGCAACTAAAGAAGTTCAAGCTGCCGTTGCTGAGGTAAATTCTTCAGTATCTTATATTGAGGGTCTACCCGCCGCTGCTGTGCAACAAATAAATAGTGAAGTAAATCTACCTGGTCAAACTGGTGGTCTATACAACAGCATTCTTTCTTCCGCCAAATCAACAGTCAACCAACTAGAGAATTCCATTAAATTATGAGTAACAGCACACAAGAATTACCACCGTTAGTAGCTTGGATTGAACCTAGGTCTGATTATCAAGCACAATACCCATACAATACATTGACACAGACAGAATCTGGTCACTTGTTTGAGATGGATGATACTCCTGGTGCTGAAAGAGTTCGCCTACAACATAGAACTGGTACTTTTACAGAGGTACAATCTGATGGCACAGAGATTCATAAGGTTGTTGGTACAAATTATGAAATCATTGCACAAGATAACAATGTTCTAATCAAGGGCAAATGTAACATCACCGTTGTTGGTGATTCGGTATTGCATGTGCAAGGTGATGCAACCATGCAAGTTGATGGAAATGTATATGAAAGTGTAAATGGCAGTGTAAATCAACAGGTTGCAGGCGATTTGACCTCTACTATCACAGGAAATGCAATCATTTCATCAAAGAATCAAGTTCAAGTTCAAGCCGATGTGTTGGTCAATGGTGACTTGAATGTTACTGGTGACATTTCATCAAGCGGTAGCGTTACTGCGGTGACCAACGTAACTGCTGGTGTTCAAGTGTATGCACCATTGGTTATGGATGGTCCAGGTCAAGTTACCGACAGTATTCTATATCTACGTGCACTATACAACACTCACACTCACCCATTTATTGCAAAGGCCGGTGCGGATGCACTTGTTACTTTACCTACAACATCTCAAGATGTTCCATAAGCACGATAAATAGAACATGGCAACATTACCTAAGATTTACGCAGATTTGGATTTAACCTTCAACCGCACTCCAGGTACGGGAGATGTTGCTATGCGTTATAATGACCAAGCTGTTATCGCATCAGTCAGAAATTTATTGTTGACAAATTTTTATGAAAGACCTTTCCAGCCTGACTTAGGTTCAAACATAGATGCAATTCTATTTGAACCAGCGACAGAATTGACTGCAAACATGTTAGAGACTGAAATAAGAAATGTGATTGATAACTATGAACCTAGGGTGCAAATTGATAAATTGGTTGTGCAATTAAATCCAGACCAAGAAACATTTTCAGTCTTGTTGCAATTTTATGTTGGAAACAATACAGCACCTACAGCAGTTAACCTAATTCTTCAGAGGTCCAGATAATGGCATCTAATACAAATATTCAAGTTGCTAATTTAGACTTTAGTGACATCAAGAAAAACTTCACAACATATTTGCAATCGCAAGATACCTTTAAAGATTACAACTTTTCAGGCTCAGCATTGTCTACTTTGTTAGATGTTCTTGCATACAATACACAATATAATGCATACTATTTGAACATGGTTGCAAACGAAATGTTCTTGGACTCTGCATTGCAACGTTCTTCTGTTGTATCACACGCTAAATTGATGAACTATGTACCAAAATCTTCTGTTGGTGCTGTTGCTGAAATCAATGTAACATTTAATGGTGTGACCACAACAACATTCAGTATTCCAAAATACACCAACTTCATGTCAGAATCTGTTAATGGTGTTAACTTTAATTATGTCACCACAGATTATTCTACGGTTGGTGTTGTAAACAATACAGCAACATTTACTGGTGTCAATATAAAACAGGGAACATTAGCAAAATATACCTTTACAGTAGATTCCACATCAAACCCACAGTATATTTTTGAAATACCTGATGCAAATATTGATACAACGACACTAACCGTATCAGTTCAACAGTCATCTTCTAATAGTGCATATCAAGTTTTTTATCCAACAACAAACTATTTGGCTTTAACACCAACCGATCCAGTTTATTTCTTGCAGGAAGCAGTTGACGGCAACTATCAAATTTATTTTGGTGATGGTGTATTAGGTCAACAATTATCTGATGGTAATATTGTTACTGTAACATATATTTCTACTGCTGGTTCTGCTGGTGGTCTAGCTAACAGTTTTGTGCTAATGGATAACATTGGTAGTTACACTAGCGTAAGTGTTAACACCACTGGTGGTAGTCCAGCAACTCAGGGCACAGACAAAGAATCAATTCAGTCTATCAAGTTCCAAGCACCTAAAGCATTCTCCGCACAAGGCCGTGCTGTGAATAAGAACGATTACATCACAGCAATTCAACAAAACACACTTGGTATTCCATTTGATGCGGTGTCTGTTTGGGGTGGTGAAGAAAATGTTCCTCCAGTTTACGGTCAAGTGTTCGTTTCAATGAAACCAACAGGCGGATATGACCTAACTGCGACACAAAAACAATTGATTAAAGAACAAGTTATCAAACCAATCAGCGTTTTGACTGTTCAACCTGTCATTGTTGATCCAGATTACACATACCTTCAAGTGTATGCAAATGTGGTATATCAACAATCACAAACAGCATTGACACCAACTGCAATGCAAACTGGTCTTCAAGGTGCAGTTTACAACTATGCAGCAAACAATTTGAATACTTTCAATTCAACATTCAATTCATATTTGATGTTGCAATACATTAATGATTTTGATCCTTCTGTGATTAGTTCTGACTTCTCTATTAATGTACAAAAGAAAATCTATCCAACACTAGGCACAACACAAACATATACACTAAACTATGGTGCAACATTGCAAAGAGGTGTTTATGGTAGTGGTGTTTCAAGTTCACCACCAATTCAAGTTATTAATCCAGCAAATACACAATTGACCCTTGATGGTGTTTACATTGAAGAAGTTCCAACTTCAACAAGTTCAGTTCAATCTATTTCAATTGTCACAACAGGTTACAATTATCAACAAGCACCAACAATTCTAATACAAGGTGATGGTTATGGTGCAAATGCATATGCAACCATCGTTAATGGTGCATTGTCCAGTGTCGTTGTTGCAAATTCTGGTATCGGCTATACATCAGCAGTCGCAACCGTTGTTCCTGCAATAGGAGATACATCTGGTCAAGGTGGTTCTCTTGTTGTTAACTTGTCTGGTCAATATGGTTCAGTTAGAACATATTACAATAGCAATACAGCAGGTAAGGTTGTTGTCAATCCAAATGCTGGAACTATTGATTATACAAATGGGATAATTACATTGACCGGATTAGATGTTGTTCAAGTTGATAATCCATTGGGTGAATTGACTGTCTCTGCAAAACCAGCAACAACATTGATATCTTCTTCATATAACAGAATTATTAGTATTGACCCATTTGATCCTACAGCCGTAAACATTACAGTAACAGCGAAAAGATAAGTAAATGATACAGAGTAATCAAAAGCAATCGTTACTGGTTCCTTACGAACTCCCTAAGTTCATTAGTGAGGACCCAAATTATGCCAACTTTACGCTGTTTCTGAAGGCATACTATGAATGGATGGAACAACAAAACAATGTTCTAGACTATTCTAAAAGTCTTTTGCAAGATATGGATGTGGATACAACCACACAAGAATTCTTACAATACTTTATCAATGATTTCATGTCCTATTTCCCACAGGACATTCTATCAGACCCACGTAAAGTTTTAAAAATTGCAAAACAGTTGTATCAATCTAAAGGTACACCTGCTTCATACCAATTCTTATTCCGTCTTCTATACAATACTGATGTTGATTTCTTTTACACCAAAGATGCGGTATTCTCACCATCAAGCGGTAAGTGGTATGTTCCAAGAAGTCTAAAACTAGCAACAAGTGATCCAAACTTCTTGAACATTCAAAACTTGAGAATGTTTGGTAACTTCTCTAAGTCTATTGCTACCGTTGAAGCTGCAACATACGATGGAAAAAAGACTGAAGTTTTTATCTCAAACATTGAACGTCTATTCCAATCTGGTGAAACTGTAACTGTTGTTGATAATAGAAATCAACCAGTTTATTTCTTGGATGGACAAATTGTAAGTGCAAATACTGTTGGTGCTGAAACTCTAACAGCAACAATCGTTGGTCAGATTAGCCAAGTTCTAATCAATCCAAAAGCAAGAGGCTTGTATTACAACACCAATGACCCTGTTGTTTTTATTGGCGGTTTAAATCCAAACGTATTAACTCCGACTGGTGCAACTGCTGAAGTTGGTTCTGTAACCGTTGGTTCTATTCAATCCATTTCTGTTCAAAATGGTGGCTACGGATATTATTATTCAAGTCCAAATAATACTCCTGGTGCAGCAAACACGGAAGTTATATTTACAAACGTTGTTGGTACCAATCAACCTCAAGCACCTATTGCTGTGGTTGCTGGTGTTGATACAACTCAATTGGCTAATGCAACATTCATTCCAATTGATAGTTTGATATTAAAAGAACACATCACACTTGGTAACACCAACTATCACTTTAATGCTGGTAACTACCTAACTGTACCACAACCAATTCAATTTGCAAACAATGAGTTTGTGTATCAAGGTACATCAAACGCAACCAGCACATTCAATGGTCAAGTAACCAACATGGATCCTGCCAATAACGTATTGTTGTTGGTGCAACACACAAGAGGAACAATTAATAACACCGCTCCATTGATTGGTGTTAATACTGGTGCAGTTCGTTACTTGCTGGCATATGAGGGTCAAGGTACAAACAATGTTCGTATTCAATATGCTAACGGTCAGTTCTACACTGGTGAAGGTGTTTATCAAGGAACAAGTCTAGCAAATAGCACATTCTCTGCTTCTATTTTAAGCATCAACACAAATGTTGGCGCAGGTAACAACATATTACAATTGAACAATGTTGTTGGAACAATTAATGTTGGTCAACAAATTCACGGTTATCTTTCTGGTGTCAATGCAAATACATTATTGTTTACAACGGCAAATGCAAACACCAAAATGTCTGATGCATTTTCGTTTACATCATTCCCAACATATCCAATAACATCTATCATTGTTGAAAACCAAGGTGGTGGTTTGACACAAGCACCAACAGTTGGTGTTGAATCTCTTTACATTGAAGATGAATTCAGTCAATCAAATCTTGCAAATCTAGGTATTCTTGCACCAGTTCAAATTGTTAATGCTGGTACAGGTTATCAAGTCAATGACCAGATTCTATTCTTGGGTGGCACAGGTGTTGGTGCAAACGCTATCATCACAAGTTGCAATAACAGCACAGGTGCTATAACAGGCATTCAGTATGTTCCATATAAAATAGGAAGCACAGCAAATCCATATCCTTTGGGTGGTATGGGTTATTTCAATGGTCTTCCTGATGTTGTGGTTAATAGATTAGCAACAGGTAATGTCAGAGTAAGTAATACAAGCACCGTTGTTGTTGGTAATGGTACAAACTTCTTGACACAAATGACTGTTGGTGCAACTCTTGCAACCAACACAAACATCGTTATTGGTACAGTGCAATCTATTGTGAATGCAAATACACTATTGCTAACATCAAATGCAACAACAAATAACGTTGCAACCAACTTCTATTTGGGTTCAGCAATTCTTTCAGCACCTGGTTATCTTGGCTCCGGTGCACAATTTACTTCTGTTGCGAACCGTATCGGTGAAATTACTAGCTTCAATATCATTGACAACGGTTCAGACTATGTTGGTGCACCACAAATTTCTTTGGCAGTCCAAGATTTGATTGTTGCAAACGTATCACAATTGAATTTGCCAGTTGCGGGTCAATTAATCTATCAAGGTGCAAACACCAACGTTGCAACATATGCAGCAACAGTAGATTCAATCTTTGTTGTGGAAAATGCTTATCCAACAAGCAACACAGTTTATCAGTTGAGAGTTTACAACTATGATGCAAAACCAAACTTCAACTTACCATTGAAGATTGATGCAATTGGTGCAAACTATAGATTAGTTCCAAACTTCACAAATATACACACAACATCATTTATCAATACGGGTGACGATTCACGCTTTGATTCTGCAAATGGTGTCATGACATATGGTGACGGACACGCAAAAGCGACTTCAACATTCTTGAATGGTCTTGTTATTGGTAACGGTGAATACCTTGACAATACTGGATGGCCAAGTGCTTTCAGTGTATTGCAAAGTACTAAGTATAACAACTTCACATACGAAATTACACTAGAAAAAGAAATTGCCAAGTATCGTGATGTATTGTTGAACTTGTTGCATCCATCTGGTATGCAGGCTATTGGTCGTTATGCAATGAAGTCCAATGCTTCATTTAACCTATCAACTATTGATGCGATACAGACTGGTGTGCCACTAGACCACTATGCAAATACTGGCACAATAGCAACAATCGTTGGTGGTACTGCTGCAAATCCAAGTAATAATATCATTGTGTTTGGTAATTTGTATGGTGCAAACTTGCATAACATATTCTTTGCAAATTCAACCACAATCAATTTTGAATATGGCAGCAATCCTGATGATTGCGTGGTGTCTTTGGTCACTGGTGTTGACGGAACAAGTATCACACTACAAGATAATGTGTGGACTTATTTTGCAAATGTTGCAACTTCTACTTGGTTGAACAGCAACAACTACACACTAAATATAACAAGCTTAACCGGTTCGTATGATATCGTAAATAATGGCTTCTATAGCAACACAGCATATCCTATGGAAGATGTGATTCGTGTTGGTGATTCAGTATATGTAAATGGAGTTGGTGCAGTTGTTACTGTTGTTGATTATAATTACAGCTATGATAATAATGGAAACATAATCTCTTATGGCACCGTTGATTTGAATGGTCCTTTGACTGCTGGCGCAAATGGATTGGTTTCTATCAGTAGAACAATGGTTTCTCTATATGAAGATATTCAAATATTTGGACCAAAAGGAGTTCAATATTTTGTTGAACTGACTGATGAACTAGGAAACGTATTGACAGACGAACAAGGAAATGCACTTCTAATAGGATAAAAAATGTCACAAATAAAGATTTCACAACTACCAGTATTCACTGTAATCAATGCCAATACGGCAAACACCTTGTTTGTGGGTGTTGATGTTCCTACAGATACCACTTTCCAAATGACTGCCAACACATTGGCTTTAGGTCTTTTCAGAAATAGTTACTTGAATGTTGGCAACAATAATCTTCAATTCACAAATACTATTGCACAATTTTCTGGTTCTGATCCAAACTTTATACAAGTTAATAATCAAAACTTCAACTCAATGGGTTCGGCAGATTATGTCTTGTCGGCTGACCAAGCAACACAAGCAAATTATAATTATTTTGCAGATTTTGGTATCAATAACTCACAAGTAACGGGAAATAATACAGGTTATACAGCATTCAATTCATATGATGCTTATTTGTATGTTCAAGGAGCAAATGCAACCACAGGTCTTGCGAGTCATCAAGGAAATTTATTGATTGGTACTGCAACAACTAATGCAAATTTGAAGTTTATGCTTGGTGGCACCAATTCAAACAATATTGTCGGTTGGATTTCTGCAAATGGATTGTCACTAAACACACAATCTTATATTGTTTATGGTGATAATACAGTTCAAACAACCGCTGGTGCTCCATATGCATATGTAAATGCAGCATTTGCGCTGGCAAATTCACAAGTTGGTATCAATAACACACAAAACACAAACATACAACTTGCTTGGAATCTTGCAAATACAGCAGTTCAAAACACCGCAAACATTATTTTGCCAGGTAATGTAACATTCAACGGCGCAAATACAAACTTTAACAGTAACATTGTTACATACGGCACAATGACAACCACAGGTAATGTGGTAACAACCGGCAACTTAATTGCAACAGGTCCAGTAACATTCAATGGTAATTTTGTCAATAATGGACAAACCATCAATAACGGAAATACCATTAACAATGGCAACCTAACAACTACAGGCAACGTACTGAGTATAGGAACTTTGACATCCAATGGCACATCAACATTCAACGGTAACACAGTTTTCAATGGTTCTGTTGCAATAACAAGCAACCTAAATGCTAATACTGTATTTTCAATCAATGTCGCATCTCAAGTGATGACAATGAATGGTAGTATCAGTATGACTGGTTCCATCACAATGAACAATTCAACTTTCCCGGCCAATTCGGCTGGTGTGTTGATTGTTGGTTCAGCAAATGGCGCAGTTCAAGCACCACTTGCAGACGGAACAATGTTGCAAATTACAGGTAAAGATGGCATTAGTTCTAAAGTAACAAACGATTCTGCCGGTACTGGTGTATATTCTTTATATAATGGTCGTTCAATGAGAGGCACTGCCACAGCACCGTCAGCATTACAATCTGGTGATGTAATGGTTAGATATGGTGGTAATGGTTACGGAACAACAGGATTTGGTAGTGGTGTTGGTGTTGGTGGTGCATACATGCAGTATGTTGCCGCAGAAAACTTCTCCGACACAAACAAGGGCACAAACATTGTATTTGCTAGTACACCAATTGGTTCTAATGCACTCGTTACAGCATTAACAATTTCTGGAAATACAGTAACCTTTTCAAATAACGTTTTCATTAACAACACCAAAACAGCAAACACAGTCATTGCAAATACATTTGTGTATGGTTCTGCTACTGCAAACTCTGGTGTAACACAATTAAGCAGCAAATCTACCGCAGTCACAGCAAATGGCATTTCTGGTCAGATTACAATGAATAATGCGACACTAAACTCAGGAACTGGTGTAACATTTACTGTCAATAACAGTTATGTACAACACGTATATGATATGGTTTTTGTTAGCTTCCAAAATGCAGGTAGTGGAAATTATCAAGTATGTGTTGCAAATACTAGAGTTGGTAGTTTTGACGTTAACGTATATAACGGCGCAAATGGTCCTTCAGGTAACAGAGGTGAAGCACTTGTATTGAATTGGTCATTAATTAGAGTTGGCAATTAAGAGATAAATACATCATGGCAAATAATCTAAATCAAAATTTACTTACATATTATGCACCAGTATCTCAGGTAGAACTTGAGTATTA